AATAAATTTGTAAACGAATTAAAAAATAGAAATGAAGATTTATTGAAAAACAAAGTCCATAAAAGAATTATAGAGATGTTTGATGAACAATGTTTGGTAATTGATAACCATTCTTGTGTACAAAAAGGACCGAAATTTAGGTTGGGTGATGCAAGTATTCAAAAGTAATATACCATACGTGTACGCCGCTCTAATACGGTTTAAATAGCATATATGACGAAGTTTGTAAGTGTAATAGGTAATGGAGAAAGTCGTTTTGGCTTTGACTTAACACCATTAAAAAGGTTTTCAACGGTTATTGGTTGTAATGCTTTATACCGAGATTATATGCTTGAGTACGTTGTGTGTTGCGATAGACATATGTGCCAAGAGGCGGCAAATACTTGTGGCAAAGGAACAACAATTTATACTAGAGACAAATGGTATAAACAATTTGCTATGTGGCCAAATGTAAAATGTTTGCCTCCTTTACCTTACGAAGGAGACAAAAGACAAGATGAACCTTTTCACTGGGGTACTGGTCCTTATGCAGGATTAGTTGCAACAATGTTCAAACCAAAAGTAATTTTTATACTTGGCTTTGATTTATACGGTACATCAAACAGTGGTGTAAACAATGTTTACAAAAATACCAAAGGATATGAATACATTAAACGTGCAGTTGATCCTTCATATTGGATTCACCAATTTGATAAACTAATGGAATTATCAACTATACGATGGGTAGTAGTTAATAATAAAAATTGGAAAATGCCAAAGGAATGGTCTCAACATAAAAACGTTTTCCAAGAATCATATGAAGGCATGGCTAAATTTATTAATAAACAGTTGACAAAACCTAAATAACGTTTAAAATAGTATTATGTTTGAAAAATTTAAAGAAGGAAACCTTGTTACTCTTAAACTTGTATCAGGTGAAGAAGTAATTGCAAAATTTAAAAGTATGGCTGTCTCTTCAAAATATTTTAGTATTGACAAAGCATTAGTATTAATGAATGGACCAAAAGGATTAGCATTTGGAACATTCTTTGCTACTGCTGAACAAACAGAACCTATTAACATTTCTACAGATAAAATTACATCTATTGCAAATGTTAATGATAAAATTAAAACAGAATACGAAAGAATATTTTCTACAGTAAAAATTCCTGATACACCAAAAATTATAGTATAATGAATCATTTTGAAAAACATAGCACCAGTATTAAAGCATTAGTTGATGTTACAGAAGCGATGCTAAATGAAATGGAAAAATATAAAATTGATCCTGAAACAGTAACAAAAAGACCAGAATTTACTGTGTTCATTCACTTTTTAAAATCTATATTAGATGGCGAGTTAAATATTCCAAACGACTTAACAGAAACTATACGAAACAAATCTGAAGAATTAGGACTTAATATGAACGATATAAAAAAGAGGTTGCACTAATGGCTGATGATTATGATAATGTAACAGAAGAATGTTTTACATCAACAAAGAGTTATTATAATTTTCCTTGTGCTCATAGACAATATAGGCACGAAGGCAATTGCCATTTAATTCATGGATACAGTAGAAGTTTTCATTTTGTATTTGGCATTAAATCATTTACAAAAGAAGGCTTTGCAGTAGACTATGGTGACTTAAAAGAATTAAAAGCACATTTAGATCATATGTACGACCATACTTTAGTACTTGATGAAGAAGATCCACATATGGACACTTTTAAAAAATTAGAACAAGCAGGTGTATGTCATATTAGAACCCATCCTATGGGGCCTGGTATGGAAGGTACTGCACATTATCTCTGTGACTGGACTGATAAATGGCTACGTAAAAAAACACGAGGTAGAGCCTGGGTTATTAGTGTTGAAGCAAGAGAGAATGATAAAAACAGTTCAATCTATACAAACCCAAACGCAGGTTTTAAAGGTTGGCTGTAAAAATTAATTAAATACGCACAATGAAGAATGTTGTGTGTATAAAATGGGGACCAAAATATATTCCTGAATATGTGAATATTCTTAAGAATATGGTTAGGCGTCATTCAACTCTTAATTACAAATTTACCTGCATAACCGACGACGAAACAGGTCTTGATAATGACATTAATGTCGTAAAATTTCCTAAAGATAAACCTGCAATTAAATCTTGGTGGAGCAAACTTTGGATGTTCTCTAAAGAATTGCCTCTTGATGGAACAATTTTATATTTTGATTTAGATCTTATAATATTTAGAAATATTGATAATTTATGGCAATACGATCCAGGTAAATTTTGTATTATACAAGACTTCAATCGTTGTAGAGTAGAAAATTGGCAATTATGTAATAGTTCTGTAATGAGATGGGAAAAAGGTATGTTACATAACCTATGGGAAATATACGAACAAGATCCAAGGAAAATATGGGAAAGAAACCATGGCGACCAAGATTTTATAACTGCTAAAGAAGGAAAAAATGCAACAAGGTGGCCAGTGAATTGGATACGTTCTTATAAATGGGAACTAATGGGCAAAAAAACTACCTTACTACGACAAGGTAAAAAATTTATGTACCAAAAACCACCAACTATACCAGATGATTGTAATGTTGCTGTTTTCCACGGAGAACCTAAACCATTTAATTGTGGCGACAAGTTAATAATTGACAACTGGAAATAATTTTTTTATAATATAGTATGACTAAAAAATACGACTATTGGAAAGCAATAGATCACGTTCCAAAAGATTGTGGTTACGATAAAAAATTTAAATGGGATGTCGATATGCATTCAAATGGAATAATGGGTGATTGTATTGAATGGTGTGTCAACAATTGTAAAAACAAATGGGGATGGTGGTTTAAACAAACAGATCTTTATGATCCATTACGTCATAATTGGGAAGAACAAGATAGTTACATGAGTTTTGAAAATAAAAGAGAGGCTACTGCATTCTTTCTAGCAGTAGGAATGGCCAATATGGGCGATCATGGCAAATAGATTCCACTTGGCGATACCTGCCGGCGATTTAAAAGAAGCATTAAAATTTTATTGTGATTTATTAGGCTGTGAAAGAGGTAATTCGGAATTTAAATATCCTGATGCTTGGGTTGATATTAATTTTTGGGGTAATGAATTAACCTTACACGCAACAGACCCTGACAAGAAAAATGCAGGTGAACGACACAATGTAGATATGGGTAATGTATCTGTTCCACATTTTGGTGTGCATCTAGATGCAGAAATATTTAAAAATTTAAAAGAACGATTAATAAAAAATAATATAAAATTTCTAGACCCACCTTACAAAAGATTTGAAGGCGATGAGAGAGAACAAGAAACTATGTTTATTGAAGATACAAACGGTAACTGTATGGAAATTAAAACAATGAAAAATCCTAAATCTTTATTTAAAAAAACATCATGATTATAGACGATAAACTTGACGAATATAAAAATGCAATTAATGAATTACAAGAAATTGATAATTTAGAAGTTTATCAATGGATGATTTCACTTGGTAAAAAATTAAACGACGATCCATTAAGTGAAGAAAAACGTATTTCTGAAAATCGTGTTAGTCGTTGCCAATTTAGTTTGTTTGTTGCTTGGGAAAATGGTAAATTTAAAGCATGGAGTGACGCAATGATATCAAGTGGCTATGCTTATATACTATTAGATGTTTTTAATTCGTCTCCAATTGAAGAAGCAAAACAAATTACAATGGATCATTTTCAAAAAATTAAAATGGATCAACTATTAACAATGAATCGAAAAAATGGATTTTACGAAATGATTGAAATGATGATAAAAAGGATAAAAACCATATAAAAACAGATAACTAATAGTATGAAACTATTCAATATAACAGACAAAGCAAAAAATCAAATGGAAGGATTACTATCTAAAAATCCTGGCAAATACGCAGTAAGCCTATCAGTATTAGGTGGCGGCTGTGCTGGCTTCAAATATGATTGGGGATTTACTGATACTAAAGAATCGGTTAACGAAGGTGATATTCTTGAAGATTGGGGCACAGGACGATTTGTTGTTGATGTAACAAGTATGTTATATGTAACAGGTACTCAAATAGATTATAAAGAAGAAGTATTCGGTTCACAATTTGAAATTACAAATCCTAATTCTAAATCAAGTTGTGGGTGTGGGGATAGTTTTGGTGTCTAATGGACACAGCCTTTGTAATAGGTAACGGTGAATCAAGAACAATTTTTCCTTTAGAACTTTTAAAGAATCACGGAACTATATATGGATGTAATGCCATTTATAGAGATAATCCAAATCTATGTCATAAAATTGTTTCAGTAAATCCTGAAATGATTGACGAATTACTTCAAGCAAAAAATAAAAATAAAATATCTCCAACTACAAAAATTTATAGCAAGGACGACCTTCCTAATTTTAGTTACGTTTTACCTAAACCTGAGAAAGTAGACCCATTTCGATTTTGGTTTGGTTCTGATGCTACTGGTAGATCAAAAAAATTAGATTTTGCAAAAAGTAGAGGATCAGGATGTTCTGCAGTACACCTTGCGTGTCATGACGGTCATAAAAATATTTTTATAATTGGATTTGACATACTTGGTGCAAGACAATGGGAATCACCCGAGGGACAATTAAGCAGAATACAAAATAACATATATAAAAATTCAAGGAATTATCCAGATAGATCAAATATGAAAGCATATTTAAAATTTGAATGGATATATCAATTAAGACAACTAGCAATACACTATCATGATAAAAATTTTTACTATATTAATAGACTTGAGTATTTAGAACGTAATGTATACCTTCATGATACAATGAAAGATATACAAAACTTCAAGTATGGGATATATGCTGATTTAAAAAAATTTGTAGATACTGATTCTATACGAATTAAATGGAAACGATACTAAATTGTTCTTGTTGAACTAGCATCCATCTTATAAATCTTTCTCATTTTTACACCAATTTTTTGTGCAAATATTTTAGTATCACAAAATGAACAAACGTGTTTATAATCATTAGATGCCCTATTTGGATCAATTTTAGACCGTGGTCTTAAGAATGTAACTCCACAGGAATCACATTTGAAAACAAATAAAGTGTTTTTTCTATGAAAAGTATGGTACATACCAAGTTTGCTCTGGCGCTCGTATAATCTTAGTGTTTTTAAAGTTTCTATGAACATTTATTGAACTCAAAACTATTTAATAAATACGTAGAGAACATAATATGGCTAGACTTACAATAGATACAGGAACGGACGGTAATACAGCAACAGGCGACACTTTACGAACTGCTTTTACAAAAGTAAACTCAAATTTCGCTGAATTGACTGGAAATCTAAATTTATCAGGCAACACTTTATTAAGTGCTGATACAAATGGCAACATTATTTTAGATCCTAATGGTACTGGATACGTAGAAATAAAAAGTGACAAAGTAATGTTATCAAGTACTCTTCCAACAAGTGATCCAACTGTTGCAGGACAAATTTGGCGAAGCGGAAACAACTTAAGAATTAGCACAGGATAATATTAAAATATGGTACAAAAAGTTTTAAATATAGGAAATAATGCAAACGATGGCACTGGTGATGATTTAAGATCAGCAATGACCAAAGTAGATGCTAATTTTACAGAACTCTTTACTGATGTAAACTTACTAACAGCAAATTTCCAGGCTGGTTCCCAACTAACAATAATTGGAAATGAAATTGCCTCAAATGCCTCAAACGCAGATATAATACTTGATCCAAATGGTACAGGTAACGTTCTTGCGTGTGCAGTACAAATTCATGATAACGAAATATCAAGTTATCGATCAAATGAAAATTTATTAATTCAAGCAAATGGTACCGGAACACTCGAATTAATAGGTGGTGACGATATCTGGATGACTGCAACAGATGATATTAAAATTAGTCCAAATGATAATATAATTCTTGCTCCACTTACAGGGAGTGGTGACGTTTATGCTTTTTTATTAAATGGCACTAAGATGATTTGGGAAGGCCATTCTACAGGTGAATGGGAAATTATGCATACTGCTACAGGAGTGAATGGTTACTTACAAACAGGAACAGCAGTACTACCAATTCTAAACGAAAAATTATGGACAATGAATGTTAATGGTCATAGTACGACAGCAAATATTACATCATTTGGTAAAAGTGGTACACTTGAATTTTATGCAGGAGAAAATTGGACAACAACTGCATGGGGATCTGAATTCAAAATTACAACAACTGTTGCAGGTGCCGTAGTTCCAGCAGATAGATTTATAATTGATATTAATGGCAATACTACAATTACTGGCAATACTGCAATTACTGGTACATTGACTACTTCACAATTAGATGTCAATCATGTCAGAATTAAAGATCATTCAATTACAACAAATGCCTCAAATGCTAACTTAGACATTTCGGCACATGGAACTGGCTACGTTTCATTATCTGGATTAAAATATCCATCTGCAGATGGTACAGCAAATCAATTATTAAAAACAGACGGAGCAGGAAATTTAAGTTGGGTTACTGTTGCTACTATTACATTAACAGAATCAGCGGCGACGGATGGTACAACTACTATTGCATCTTCAACTGCGACAAACGTAGACACTTTTGCTCATGCAACATATAGGTCAGGAAAATATATTGTACAAATAGTAGATGTTGCTAATACAAAATATGAAATACACGAAATTCTAGTCCTACACGACGGAACAACAGCATTCTTTACTGATACACTAGTAAAAAGTACAAGTGGAAGTACTCTTGCAACTTTTACTACTGATATTTCAGGCAGTGATTGCAGATTACGAGCAACTGGTGGAACTGCCGATTCATTAGTTTATAAATTCTATCGTAATTTAATCGAAGCATAATCACATTCGGTTTATAAAATTTCAACTAAATAATATTAAAGAGGGAACCTTTAAATATGGCACAAAAAAATATTAATATTGGAACAAATGCAAATGATGGAACAGGTGATCCATTAAGAACTGCTTTTGATAAAATAAACGATAACTTTACAGAATTATTCGGCGATACTGCTGAAGCAAATGATATTTTAGATGATGCATCACCCCAATTAGGTGGTGACTTAGACCTTAACGGTTATAAAATTACTACTGCTAGATCAAATGAAAACATTAATGTTGATCCTGCAGGAACTGGTACAATTGAATTACTTGCTAATACAAATATCACAGGACATCTGGTAGCATCAGGTAATATTACAGCAAATGGACATATAAACCTAGGTGATGCGGCAGGTGACCAAGTTAAAGTAACTGGTGTGTTTGAAGCAGACCAATTACAAATTGATGGTACTACATTAACAAGTACTGTAACCAATGGTGACGTAACTATAAACGGAAATGGCACTGGACAAGTTCAACTTAATAAATTAACAGTTGATGGCAATGTACAAATTGTCGATAATACAATTAAAACAACTTCATCAAACTCAAACTTAGAATTATCAGCATCAGGCACTGGTGATGTTATAGTTGGTGCAGTAAGAGTTCACGGAACAACTTTAAGTTCAGATGATTCAACAAAAATTACAATAAACGAAGCATTAGACGTTACAG